ATGAATGGCTTAAGCAAAACCCCGAGATCGACATTGTGCCGGTACTGGACGAGACAGACCCAAACCCTACGGACGCGGCACCTACCGCCGCCAACTAGCAGAAGTATTGGTCGCGGTCGGTTGGTGGCCTAGCGACATTGCGTTTGACTCACGAGACTTGGCAACGGTCATTAAAGTGCTTAACGAGGCAAACAAAAAACGGAGATAACGTGGCGGAAGTATCGGCAAGGATTGAGGTAGTCGGACTCAAGGATGCTTTAAAGACTCTTAACAAGATTGACAAATCGTTGCGCCGAGAAATTACCAAGGATTACAAAAAGATTGTTCAGCCTGTTATTGATGATGCAAACAAACTTGTGCCTACTGGCGTCCCGTTATCTGGTATGGCGCGCAACTGGCAAACCCGATCAGGGTTTCAGATATTGCCATGGATACCTGGCATGAAACAAAAGATCGCTGCCAAAATCAATACTCGAGCCATTAAGGAATACAACGGAAACACAACCAATGTGGGCACGTTTGCCATTCAATGGAAAGGCGCAACTGGCACCATGTTTGACACGTCTATGGCTGGTTCTCTTGGCCGTGCGCTAACTGCACGCTATGGCAGTCGTTCACGAGTAATGTGGAAAGCGTACGAGCAACGCCAAAATGATGTCATGTCCGAGATGGAACAACTGGTTAAGCGCGTCATGGAAGAAGCGAACAGAGAGACCGCGTAATGGCAATTAATATTCCCATCATTTCAGAGTTTGACGGCAAAGGAATAAAGAAGGCTATTGCCCAATTTAAGCAACTGGAAACAACATCCGAGAAAGCCCAGTTTGCTATTAAAAAAGCGGCGGTGCCGGCAGCTGCAGCGCTCGGCGGATTGGCGTTAGCGCTTGGTGACGCAACCAAGGCTGCAATGGAAGATCAGCAAGAGCAGGCGGCGTTAGCGCTTACTTTGCAAAATGTGACTGGCGCGGGTGCTGCACAGACCGCACAGATTGAAGATCAGATCAGCGCGATGTCTCGAGCGTCTGGCATTGCTGACACGGAATATCGCAAGTCATTAGAGGCTTTAGTGCGCGGTACAAAAGACGTTGACTTGGCCATGAAGGACATGAACTTAGTCATGGACATCAGCACGGCTTTGCAGATGGATTCCAGCACCGTTGCTGACGCGCTTGCCAAGGCATACCAAGGCAACTTCAAAGCGCTTCGAGGATTGACCCCAGAGATGGCAACAATGATCAAAGAAGGCGCAAGCCTTAACGAAGTCATGGACGTGCTCGGCGGAACCTTTGGTGGTGCTACTGCCAAGAGTGCCGAAACCGCTGCAGGCAAAATGAAGATTCTCAAAAACTCAATTGGCGAAACCAAAGAGTCAATCGGTGCAGCGCTGTTGCCCGTGCTTGAAGCCGTGCTTCCAGTACTGAACAAGTTTGCTGCATGGGCTCAAGACAACCCTAAAGCATTTTTGGCAATCGCCGCTGCTATCGGCGCGGTTGCTGCCGCAATCGTTGTAACCAACATTGCAATGGCACTCAACCCGTTCAGCCTGATTGCTGCAGGTATCGCATTGCTTGTCGTTGCCTTGGTCACCGCTTACAACAAGTTTGAATGGTTCCGTGACGGTATTAACGCAATCGTGAACACCGTTATCGGGTTTTTTGCTGGCATGGTCAACGCAGCAATTGGCGCGGTCAACGCAATAATTAGCGCGTATAACTCAATTCCTTTGTTGCCTGATTTGCCAAAAGCGCCAACTGTGCCCGTGCCTCAATTGGGCAAAACATCCAATACACCTGCACCTGGTCGCATGAGCATCCCTCGACTAGCCGACGGTGGCATTGTGTCTAGCCCAACTTTGGCGCTAATTGGTGAAGCAGGCCCAGAAGCAGTCGTGCCTTTAGACCGCATGAATACTGGCGGGGGAGTGACCATTAACGTCACAGGCGGGCTTGCTACTAGCGCCGAGATCGGTGAGTCGGTTGTGAACGCTTTGCGCGCCTATTCGCGTAGCGCTGGGCCGTTGCAATTACAGGTGGCGTGATGCCAGGCGTAGCGGTTGTTGATTCAGGTAACTATGACCTGCAGATAGCCACAGGGTTTCAGGTTGACGCGTTTATTCTTGACGACACGGTCAGGGGCGTTTTAAATAACACCGAGTATGTGCTAGACGGCACAACCGAATTTGCCGATGTCATGGACTCGACTGTCAGCATTAACGTGCGGCGCGGTCGCCGTGACGTGGGCGATCAGTTCAGCGCTGGCACAATGACATTCACGATTCAAGACGTGACAGGCGTGTTTAATCCGTTCGATCAGAACTCGCCTTATTGGGATACCCCGCAAGCCAAGCCTGGGCTTGCACCATTGCGCGAAGTCCGACTAATCCGTTACAGCTCAACCGATGTGCCCGAGTCATTGTTTAGCGGTTATGTCGTTAACTATGACTACAACTTTGCGCTGGGCGGTCTTGATACCGTGACGGTGTATTGCGCTGATCAGTTCTACCTACTTGCACAAACATTTTTAGACGAACTAAACGTCACCGCCGAGACATCAGGCGAACGCATAGAAACCGTCCTGGATTTACCAGAAGTTGACTTCCCAGCAGGCGCTCGAAGCATCGCCACAGGCACCGTGAACCTTGGCCACTTAGGTGCATACACCGTGCCGGCAGGAACAAACGTGTTGCAATATTTAACCCAAATTAACGACACCGCCGAGTTTGGGCGTTTGTTCATGTCGCGTGACGGTGTGCTTACATTCCAAAATCGCATCGGCAACACGCTTTCGGCATCCGTAGCCGACTTCCATGACGACGGCACAAATTACAAATACCGTGGCGTGGGCATCTCATTTGAGGCGGACTCGGTTGTCAATCGTGCAGTCGTAACGGGTCTAGACGGCAAAACCGCAACCGCAACGGACGCAGGTTCAATTGCACAGTATTTTATTCAGACAACTAGTATCACTAACAGCCTGCTACACGAGCAACCATCAATTGACGCTGCAGCTTCCTACCTGCTTAACCCAGAGCCTGAACCGCGCTACACGTCAGTAGAAACCGCATTCCTTATGCTGACCACAGCCCAAAAAGACACGCTGGCAACCGTGGACATTGGCGACACGATCACCATAGAAAAGACATTTCCTAGCGGTACCGGCACAACCCAGTTGGCGCAAGAGCTGTCAGTTGAGGGCATCGAGCATCGTCTGGATTTCAGCACAGGCCACAGCGTCCTGTACAGCACCGCGCCAACTACGATCGTTTACGAGCTGATATTGAATGACGCCGTGTATGGCACACTCGACGCAGAGAATGTCTTAGGATAAGGAGCACTATGCCACTAACTACATACACCGCTGGCGAAGTATTAACCGCAGCCTCGCTTAACGCAAACTTCACTTTTGCCTCGTTGGGCAAACTTGGTCAAGTTGTGCAGTCCACGATTACAGGTCAAGTTGTTACAACATCCACTTCGTATGTGACAACTACGCTAAATGTGACTATTACGCCTAGCGCAACATCTAGCAAGGTTTTGTTGTTTTACAGCGCACCGACTGGAATAACAACTGGTCAAAGTGCGTATTTGACGATCTTTAGAGGAACAGTTGCAGGCACCAACCTTGCTGGCGCTGAAGGCATGGCACAAATGAACAATATTGTTGCATCGGGAACACAACAAGACGGCACACAAATAATTTACATGGACAGCCCAGCAACCACATCGGCCACAACTTACACGGCAGGTTTTAAAGTTTCTGGTGGAACAGGCACAGCAAACAGCGGTGCAAGCGGGTTAGGTGTAATGATTGCGATTGAGGTATTGGCATGATTGATTACGCACTAATTTTGAGTAGCAACTACGGCGATCAACAATGGTTGCTTACCGCCAATAACTATGACGCGCTCGAATGGTTGGACACAACACCTAAACCAACACAAGCCGAACTTGACGCACAATGGCCAACCGTGGACTATAACAACCAGGTTGCAATTGTTGAAACGACACGTCGCACACAATATGAAGCCAAATCAGACGGCTTGTTCTTCGAATGGCAACGTGGTACCAACACACAAGAAGCATGGGAAGCAGCCGTTCAAGCCATTAAAGACGCAAACCCATACCCGCCAGCACCGACACCATCAAAGAAAAAATAATGGGATGGCGACTGAAATTGTGGTTGGTCTTCTCGGTGGCGGCTTCGCTGTACTCGTGGCTCTTATCAACAAAGTCGGCAAAGAAAACAAAGCCGATCACGGCGAAGTACACCGCACACTTGGCCGAATAGAAGAAAAGATAGATAACCATGTTGAAAATCACAACTAAAGACAAAGCAATGTTTGCCAGTTATGCGCGCTCGGTCGTCGGCGCGCTGATCGCCGTCTACTCAACAGGCACCACCGATCTACGCGACTACGGCAAAGGCGCAATTGCAGCAATCATCCCACCATTGCTTCGCTGGGTAAACCCTAAAGACCCAGGCTTTGGACGTGGCGACAGCCAAAGTTAATCCGAACGCACGGCCATACACAGGCAACAGCGACGGCGCATCAGCAGGCCCCCGTGCCGGCATGAACGAATGGATTAAACAAGCAATTGCAGCATCAAATAACGCTGTATGGAACAACGGTTCTTGGGGCGTGCGCGACATGCGCGGCAACCCTGGCTCATTGTCAGTTCACGCAACTGGCAGAGCTGTTGATCTGTCGTATCGCAAAAGCGAAAAACACGAACAAGCAAACCGTAAAGACGCTCTGTCGTTTATTGACGTTGTGGTCGCTAATGCAAACACGCTTGGCGTTGAGTGCATTCTTGACTATTTCCCTGCACCGTACGGGCGCGCATGGCGTTGCGATCGTCAAGCATGGAAAAAATACAGCAAGCCAACAATCCACGGAGCACCAGGCGGCGACTGGTTCCACGTCGAGATAACCCCGCAGGCTGCCGACTCGGTGATCTTCGTTAAAGCCGCATTCCTAAAGGTGTTCGGGGAAATCCCACCTAAGACTTGACCTATGCCCTAGGGTCGGAGTACCGACAAAAGGACAGGCAATGACTGACCCGCAGATATTTGATTACAGCGTCTATACGGGAGTGATGGACAACGGCCAAGAAATCTTGGTGCAGATATTTACCAGCCCAGAGTCGGGCGAGTTCCTACTGGGACAAATCGCATTCAGAACGCTCACCTCAAGTTGGGGTCAGCCCATACCTTTGGAGAAACGATGAACTACTTTGCAGAAAAAATCATAGGGCTAGTGCTTTGTGCGGTATTTGGCTTTACGGTCGCTGTAGGGGCTCCTGACGCGTCTGATAGCCCGTCTGGGACTATTGCCTTAGCACCGTTACAAGCCCAAAATTACATAATTGAGCCAACCACGACTACCAGCTCAACTATCTACATTGACCCGTACACGTCGGCTTGTGAGCAGTTCAGCGCGCTTGCCGTCAACCTTGGCTGGCCTGCCGATCAGCGCACCGTGCTCGAGTCCGTAATGTTTCGCGAGTCGCGTTGCATACCTAACACGGTCAACAGCAAAGACCCAAATGGCGGGTCGCGCGGACTAATGCAGATCAACGGATTTTGGACACCATGGTTAATCGATGCCGGCATTATCACCGATGCAGAAAACTTGTTACAGGCTGATGTTAATTTGCGCGCAGCGTTAGCAATTTACAATTACGGCGTAAACCGTCACGGTTACGGCTGGGGGCCATGGAGTGCAACTAAATGAGCGAAGGCTGTGCATGGAACCAAGGCGAACTAACCGAAGAAACCCGACAAATGGTATTGGAGCAAACAATGACAACAAGACACGACATGGCAATTTTTGATCTGATTAACCAGATTGCTGACACAAGCACAAACCCACACGCAAGCATCATTCGCCGTTTGCGCGCAATGAAAAACTCGTTGTCATTAGAAGACCCGATGCCATTGCACGATGTGACTACACTCGACTTAGCAATCAAAGCACTACAAGCACATTCCTAACCGACAAGGGAGATTCCGACAATGAAAACCTGCACGATCTGCAAAGGCTCAATTGCCTACCCAGACATTCAAGGCAAAACACACTTCGTATGCGATGGCCGTGTGCCGGCACGAAAGAACGCCCCATTCATTGAGGGCATGTTGGCATCACAATCATCTGCCGATGCGCGTTGGACAAAACCAGAACAAAACCAAGTTGACGCTGCAATCTTGCACGTTGCCCGCACTAAAGGGTTCTTCAC